ATGTGGTCGCAAGCAATCGTGGTTGGTGAAGCCGAGATGATTAAGTCACCAAGGTCGCAGCGTTGTTGGGACGCTGACACCGTGGTGTTCCGCGAGTACGATCAATGGAGAGCAGCAACGGCATGACAAGCATCGAGCGAACCATGAATGCAATTGTGGCGTACTACTACATCAACCACCGCGCGCCATCTATCAGAGATGTTGCAAACCTTAGCGGACTAAGCAAGAGTTGGGCGCATGAATGCGTTGTGCGGTTGTGGTTCGCCAAGCGGATCAGGTACAAGCCGAGTGAAAACCGAAGCATCGAGATCATCCCCAATGACAACTAATTCCCCACCAAACAAAAACGGTTGGTCGCAGTACCAAAAACTCGTTTTGTTTCAACTTGAAACATTGACTGAGCGAGTTGATGAAGTAGAAAAGCGACTGACCAAAATGGATCGACACTTGACTGTGCTGCGTTGGCAAGCCAAGGCGACTGCCGCTGTGTTCGGTGCAGTTGCAGGAATGGTTCCTTTGACACTAAGTTGGATATTCCGCAATGGGTAAATTAAAATGGTTCACAATACTACTTGGCTTGTTCTTTTTGTTTGGCTGCTCTGCGTTGTTCCCGTCAATGCCCACCAGTGCGAACCCACTTGGGCGAGCGATGGAGGCAGTTGGCTCTCATACCCCGAACGCGACAAACGAACTGTCGATGCTGAGTTGGGTTGGTGGTTTGGCAACGATTGTCGGCATTGCCGCACTTGTGATTACGCGGGGCGGAATGGGAATGAAAGCCATTGTGATTGGTGTTTGCTTGATCACCCTGAACTTTGTGATAGCGAACTACTTGAGTTGGATTTTGATTCCGGCATTGATTGGGACTGGTTGTATCTCTCTGGCGTGGGCGTATGTAACCGTCAGGGATGTGTTGAAGATTGGCAAAGAAATAGAAAAACAGGAGAACGGAAAATGATTGATGAGAAAATGTTGTATTGCTTGATTGGTTTTGGGGCGGGCGTTGTGTGCCATCGGTTCGTGATGGCGGGACTATCAAAGGCATTTGGTTGGATGAGTAAGTAGACAAGCAGAGGTGCAGTATGGAAATTGAGAAGCGTGGGGTCGCAGAACTTACGCAAGACCCAAGGAACGCAAGATCACACGATGGCAAGAACATTGAAGCCATCAAGCGATCATTGCAAGAGTTTGGACAACAGAAACCGATTGTGGTAAATACAAAGGGTGAAGTGGTTGCGGGTAATGGCACGCTAGCGGCTGCTCTTGAACTTGGCTGGGAGAAGATAGCGGTAGTCGAAACTGACTTGGTGGGGTCATCGGCTACCGCTTATGCCATTGCAGACAATCGGACGGCTGAGTTGGCTGCGTGGGACGATGACGCACTTGCCGAAACTCTTGAAGCGTTACGCAACGACGAGGGCTTCGATGAGTTGGTCGCGGGGTTCAGTGAACAAGAGATTGATGACTTGATTGGCAAGACGGCAGACATCGAAGAAGATGAAGTGCCAGAATTGCCAGAGGAAGCCATCACGCAAGTTGGCGATTTGTGGTTGCTTGGTGCATACTATGAATGTGAAGATTGTGGCAAGCGATACGATTATGATGAAGGCAAGAAGATGAAGGATTGTTCCTGTGGGTAAACTGAAATTGAAATCCAAACATCGTTTGCTCTGTGGTGATTCAACGAGTGAATCGGATGTTGCAAGGTTGATGGATGGTGGGAAGGCTGATGCTTGTATTAGCGACCCGCCCTATGGAATCGGATTCGATACTGATTACACAAGATTCACAATTCAATCGGGCAAAAACAAAAAACACAAACCGATTTATGGTGATGATAAACCTTTTGACCCAACACCATATCTTGACTTCGATGCAGTGGTTCTTTGGGGTTCACAGTATTTTGCAGAACATTTGCCGATTGGCACTTGGTTGGTATGGGATAAGCGATTCTCCAACGGTAAGGCGTGGTTGTCGGATGCTGAATTGGCGTACATGAAAGGGGGAACAGGAGTCTATGTTTACAGTGTGACAAGCCAAGGTTTTGTGCGACCCGAAAAAATTGAACACCCAACACAAAAGCCGATTGAGTTGATTGCTTGGTGTATCGAGAAAGCCAAGGCAGGCAAGATGATATTTGACCCATTCTTGGGAAGCGGTACAACCCTCATCGCCTGCGAGCAACTGAACCGCAAATGCTACGGCATGGAGATTGACCCTTTGTATTGTGATGTGATTGTCAAGCGTTGGGAAAACTTAACAGGGGGAAGGGCGGTACTTGATGGCTGAAGATGAACGCGACAACAAGGGGCGATTCCTTGCGGGCAACCAATACGAAATCCAGAAGGGAGAAGTAAAGAATCCCAAGGGCGCGCCAAGGGGCAAGCGGATCACAACGCTGATCGAGGAAGCATTGGAAAAGGAACACGGCGGCAGGAAGGTCGCGGAAATCCTAGCCGAACAAATCCTGAAGCAAGCGTTGAGTGGTAACTACCAATTTGTGCGAGAAGTGTTGGAAAGAATTGAGGGCAAGGTGGCTGATAGAATAACAGGTGACTCCGATGGTGGACTAACCGTTATATTCAAGCGAGCGGATGAAACAGATTGAACACAAACTGCTACCAAAGCAAGATGAGTTCCTACACGCAACCGAACGATGTGTGCTTTATTCGGGCGCCTTTGCTGCGGGCAAGTCGAGAAGCCTTTGCTTTAAGTTGTTGGCAAGGGCATCGGTTGTTGGTGCTAGGGAAGGGTTGTGCAGGAAGCATTTGGTGACACTGAAAGCAACAACATTACGAACCCTGCTCGAACCAGATGGCATGAACCCGCCTGTGCTTCCGCTTGGCTCTTATGACCACAACAAAAGTGAGAAGATCATACGGATCAAGGGGGGCGGTGAAATTGTATACTTCGGACTCGATGACCCTGAAAAGATCGGTTCATACAGTCTTACAGGCGTTGCTTGCGATGAAGCGGTTGAAATCACAAAAGATGACTTCACGCAACTCATGGGTCGCATTCGGGTGAGTGTTGAAGGTTTGCCCAACCAGTTGTATGCAGCGTGCAACCCAGCATCGCCAACCCACTTCCTTGCTGAGAAGTTTGGGCTGGCTAGAGGGTTCAAAACGGCGAAGGGCTGTCGGGTGATTCAAACCAAGTCGGCTGACAACTTCTTTCTACCGCAAGAATACATTGACTCACTGAACGAGTTTACAGGCGTGGCGTACAAGCGATTCGTGTTGGGCGAATGGGTAGGAAGCGAGGGCATTATCTTTGATAGATGGGACAGGCACAAGTTTGTCCGCCACAGAGACAGCAATAACTTTGTCCGCTGCATCGTTGGTGTTGATGCGGGGTATACCAACCCCGCTGTGCATATCCTTATCAAACAAGATGGGGATGGAAATTTGCACATTGCAGACGAATGGTATCAAACAAAACAATTGGAGCCTGAAGTTATCGAACACGCCAAACAGTGGAATGAGCAGCACGATGTTGAAGTGTTTGTTGTTGACCCATCGGCTGCTTCATTGATAGCGGGAATGCGGAATGCGGGCTTATATGTTCAGCCAGCCAACAATCAGGTGTTCAGTGGCATCCAGAGTGTACAAGCACGCATGGTGGTTTCGGGAAATGGTGTACCAAGGCTAACGGTTGAACCGCACTGCGAGAACACAATACAAGAGTTTGAAACATACGAATGGAAAACAACAGGTGGCGAGGTGCGGGATGTGCCTGTCAAGTCGAACGATCACTGTTGCGATGCGATCAGGTATGCGTGCGTCGAAATTGATGGCATACTTAGAACCCCGCTTTCGCTTGATGCTGCGACCGCTGGCAGGGACATTACCACCACCGACGAACACACCGCCAACGAAAGTTGGTACGACGATGAAGACGAAAGTTGGGAAAACCTCTGATGGCATTTTGGAATAGACAAGACAAGGCGATTGAATCTGAGCGCGAGATATTTGAACCCATCTTTGGTTCGGGCGGCACGATGCCGCGTGTATCTATGGGCAATCGAATATCGGCAACTGATTTGGTGCAGCGATATGGCATGATGGTTCACCGATGCGTGACTGTAAAAAGTCAAACGGCGGCAAACATACCACTCAGGCTGTATGCAATAGGCAACCCCAAGCAGATGCGAAAATCAAACCTTGGTGCGATTGACCTGGATGCAACGACCAGAGCATTCTTGCGTGGTCGAATGTCCGTAACACCAAGCGTTAAGGTACAAGGCAAACTTCGAGGCAACATGGAAAACCTGATCGAGTTGACCGATCACCCATTGCTGACGCTGCTCACAAATGTAAACCAATACACTGAAGGGTTCAGTTGGCGAGAATCAATCTATGCAGACATGGATATCTTTGGGCGTTCATTCCATGCCAAGGTGCAACCCAACCCCAATAAGCCACCAACAAGCATCTGGAGAATGCAGCCCCAGTACATGAAGGTGCAGCCTGATGCAGACAAGTTCATATCGGGTTTTCAATACGGCACAGGATCAAGCAAGAAAACCTTTGAACCCGAAGATGTGTTGTGGTTCAGATGCTTTGACCCGTTCGACCCGCTTGGTGGGTTCGGCGCGTTGGAAGCATGGATCAAAACCGTGGACGCTGAGTTTGCTCATGCTTCATTCATCGACTGGATATACAACAAAGGCGGCTCACCCGATTATGTGGTGACCGCCAAGAACGGCATGAGCGTAGACCAGAAGCGGGCATTTCGAACCGAGTGGCGAAAGATGTTTTCCAAACTATTCAACCGCCGCGAGAATGTTGCCATTCTTTCTGGCGAAGGTGATATTACCCCACTCGGCAGAACACCGCGTGACCTAGAAAGTGTTGAGCAAGACAATGTCCTGCGTGATAAGATCGCCATTGCTTTCGGTGTGCCTAAGTCGCTTATAACCAGCGACGATGTGAACCTTGCCAACGCCAAGGAGGGCAGCATTACATTCCTTCGCAACTCTGTGATGCCGATGGTTCAAAAGGTCGAGGATACATTGAATGAACAACTGGTTTCGATGTGGTCTGATCGCCTGATCTTGGTGCATGACAACCCGATCATCGAGGACAAACGAATCATGATTGACGAGCGGGCTTCCATGCTTAAGAGTGGATTCACAGTTGACGAGGTGCGAGAAATGGAAGGGCAGACGCTACTTGATACGCCTGAATCACAAACACCGATGATTCGCTTGGATATTATGCCACTCGACCTGGTTGGCGCTGATGTGCAGGTTGGTGAATTGGACAAGTCGCCTACTGAAGAAATACAAACAAAAGCAGCAGACCCAGAACAGCCCAGATTAGTGTCGCAAAAGGGTCTATGGTTAGGTGGAGAAGAACTTGGTTGCGGGTGCAGCAAAACTTATGATGACCCAATTCCTGACCCAAAATTCGTGAAGGATGTTTTCAAAGCCCAAAACAAAATGGGTGATGATATTATCAAAAGCCTACGCAATATGAAATCCGCAAAGGGCAGCGTTTCAGTTGCGTTCAATGATCGAGTTATAGATCAGATAATGAACGAAGAACAAATGGCGATCTGGGCTGATGATATGGCATACGCGGTTGGCGGGAATTTAGCGGCAATAGCGGAAGCGGCAGGGTCATCGGCTATTCAATCGGTGACGGTCGGCTTTGCATCTGAAGGATTGCCAGAAGCGGCATCTACCGTCTTTGATTTGCAGAACACCCGCGTTCAACAATTCCTTCTTGAACAAACAAACCAAGTAAGCGTGTATGCAACGGGAACGCACAAACGCGGCATAAGCAAAATACTTGGGCAAGGCGTGGCGGATGGCTTGAACCCGCAACAGATGTCCAAGAAGTTGAGGGGTTTGAAAGAAGAAGGCAAGGGCATATTCAACAAGTACCAAGCCGACAGAATCGTCCGAACTGAAACAGCCTTTGCTCAAACCAATGCAATGATTGAGGGATGGAAACAAAGCGGAGTGGTTCGAGGCAAAGAGTTCCTGCTCGCTCCTGAAGCCTGCGTTTATTGCGAAGCGGTTTCTAAAATGTGGAAAGGGAAAAACCTAGAATTGAAGACTGCACTGGTTCCTTTTGAGGGAGAGGTTGAGGTTGAGGGTAAAAAGACAATGATTGCGGATTACCGTGAACTACAAGGCGCGCCGATTCACCCGAATTGCATGTGCGACCTTTTGCCAGTTATTATTACAGGGGGTGCCTAGAATGTTGGGATTTATAGCCATGACTGCTAAAAAACCATCGCGCATCGTGATCGTATGCAAACAACTTGATGAACACCCACAGGCAATTTACATGGAATGGAGTGGGCAACTGGATGAGGTGACTACCCTTTGCAAGGAGCAGTGGGGGTCGGGAATACTTCGCAGAATAAATGAGATTTTATATACATGGAAAAAGGATGGCGATGATGAGTGATGAATTGAAAGTTTTTCCCGATGAAGATGGAAATTGCCCTGCGGGTTATCACTTGATGCAACCAGATGATTCACATGATATGCGTTGGTGCATGGAAGGTGAAGAACATCCATCGACCTACAGTGCGGAGCAACGAGATGTACCAAAGAATGTCGATAGCCCCAAAGCCCCTGAAGAAATGAAATGGGATGGGGATAAGGCAAGGGTACGAGTGCGAAATTGGGCAAGTGATTCTGATGGCAATGTTGATTGGGACAAGTATGCCAAAGCATTCGGCTGGTATGACGGCAGCAACATGGATGTGCTTTCTTCTTACAAGTTGCCCCACCATGACATTGTTGATGGAGAAATGAAGGTGGTGTACCACGGCGTAGTAGCAGCAAAGGGAGCAATGGCAGGAGCAAGGGGCGGCGTTGATTTGCCCGATGATGAGCGAACGAAAGTGCAAGCCCATCTAAATTATCACCTGAAACAGTTTGACAAGGAAACGGACAAAGCAACGGAAATAGAGGATATTATGCTGACAACAATCGAAGAAAAAGAAACCAAAGACCCAGAACAAAAGCGGCTCGCGTTATTTGATGTAACAATCGAAAAAGATACAAAGGCAATGAAGCCACGAACCGTTGTGGCGAGGATTAGCACAACATCCATTGATCGTGATGGCGAAGTGCTGTTGCCAAGCGGGATTGATCTCAAAGACTTCCGCAAGAATCCCGTTGTGCTTTTGAATCACGACCAAGGCGGCTTGCCAGTTGGTCGGGCGTTATCTGTCAAGCGGCAATCGGATGGCATCATTGCTGAAGTGCAGTTTGCAGAGCGACCCACAGGACATCCAAGCAGCGTGGAATGGATACCCGACACCATTTTCAATTTGTTCCAACAGGGAATCTTGAAAGCGTTTTC